CGCCGAGGCGCCAGGGCTCGCGGCCTCCGCCGCTGCGATCCCTTTGACGACCTCGGGATGATCGCCGCGAAAGCCGCCGATCATGAAGAGGCCCGCGATCGCAACCCCGCCGAGCGCGAAAGCCGGATCGGCGGCCAGCGCCTGCTTGAGAACGCCCACAGGGTCGCCAGAGAGGGCGTAGTAGTCCGCGATCGCGCGATCGTACTGCGCCTGCCAGAACTGCAGGCGATCGAAGTTCTTGATCCAGAGCTGCGCTTCGAGAAGGCACGCGGCGACGAGGAGTTGCGGCGCGTTCAGGGTGAGCCAGTTCGTCTGCGTCGCGGTATCGAGCGGCTGCTGGCGCACGTAGCACAGGATCTCGTTCGTGTAATTCTGGTCGCAGCTTGGCGCAATGAGCCAGTTGTTGAAGTCGTAGTCGGCGTAGTAGCGCGGCGGCTTCGTGGCGTTGGGATTGGGCCAGTAGTTGCGGCAGTACTCGTAGGAGCGCGGCAGGATCTGGTTCGCGTTGCCGTTCGCGTCCGTGAAGTTCATCGAGACCGTCTCGCGCCAGAAGTTGGGCTTCGAGATCGCATACTGCCCCACAAGCAAGCCCCCCGTCATGGGCGTGAGGTACCCCAGGATGTGCGCTTCCGTCGCGATCCGGTTCTCCGCCATCATCACGAGGCGCGGGATCTGCGCGACGAAGTTCGCGTCCGAGCGCTCACTGTACGTCTGCATGTCGGAGACGAGCGAGTTGTACGTGAGCGTGGCGGGCATGGCGCTACTTCCCGGGGCAGAGGAGCTTGCTCTCGATCAGGGTGCGCTGGACGTAGTCCTGGAGCCCCCGGAGCTTGGTTTGGTCGGCTCGGCAGGTGCCGTAGTTGTCGACGACGGAGGCGGTAGCGGCTTGAGCGGAGACGGGGGGACCATCAGGGATGGGTCCGGTGGGGGGATCGTCACCACGAGCGGCGGCGTCGATGAGCACGCCATCAGCGTGAGTGAGGAGAGCAGGGCAATCCTGCGTAGCAACGGGAACGTGGACAATTTGCACCTCCGGAACTTTCTGGATGAGCGTCTGCGTGACGACCTTGATGCGCTCGACTTCGTGGACGATGGGGGCCGCGGCCACGGCGTTGTCGGTCGTGAGCTGCTGCGTATGCTCGGTGGCCTGGGACATGGCGGTGGCGCGATCCTTCTGGAACTCGCGCTGCGCGTACTCGTAGCCGCCAAAGGCGGAGGCGAGCGTGAAGAGCACGAGCACCACAACGCCGATTGCGATTTTCGTGAGCGGATCCATTACTGCAGGCCCTGTTGCACGACCTTGAGCGTTGCCGTTCCGCCGCCCGCTGCCGTCACCGTGAGGCGAACGGCGCGCGGAATCGTGGTCGAGGTGACGGTCGTGCTCGTCGTCGTGGAGGGCACAATCTGCCCGCCCACGGTGACGGGGGAGGGCGACCACGGGTTCTGGAACGGATCGTCATCGGTGTAGTCGACCTGGGCCGTGCAAGCGCCGCCGGAGATCACGAGATCGAGCCGCACCGAAGGAGTGGTTGCGTATTGATCCAGCACGAGCCATGCACTGGATCCGTTGGCGTTGAGTGATACGGGTTGCAGAGCGCGCATCTCACTTCTCCTGGAGGGGGCGGTTGGTCTTGAAGCGCAAGAGGATGTTTCCCACCACGAGCGCCCCCATCGTGTAGTGGTACCACTTGTCGGGAACGTAGCCCTGCAGCGCAGGAAATTGATCCTGCGCCACGGGGAGTACCACGATCGCAGTTCCCATCACGGTGTTGAACCAGATGGTGAGCGACTTGTGCAGGTTCGCGCACTTCGCCTTGACGGTCGTCCAGTCGATCATGGCTGGGGCTCCGAGGCATTGGCGGGGGCCGTTGAGTCGGCGAGAGCGGAAGCCTGCCGCTCCTGCGCGGCCTGTGCGGCGAGCTCCTCGGCCTTCTTTTGCGCTTCCACCATGTCGTTCAAGGCCGCTTGCAGTTCCTGCATCGCAGATTGCGTCGATGACGCCGTGTGCTGCAGGGCGTTCAGGATCGCGTTGAGCGCGTGAGGCGAAAGATTGATATTCACGAGTTGCAACATTTCAGTATCTCTCCTCTACTGAAGTTCTGCGCGCGAGGGATTTCGCACGCAGTTCACAAAATCTTTTCCAGAAAATGCTTAATCCCCGCCCCGCCCGCCGAAGCGCCGGACATGAGGAGCGCAAGGATCTTCCAATCGACACGCTCCTTCTTCGCCTCCACGCGAGATTCCGCCGAAGCCATAGCGGAAAGGTTCGCCTGCCCGACTTCGAGCGCACCGATCTTGTCTTCGATCTTCTCCTGCTTCGTCTCCATCTTCTCCTGGCGCGTTTCCATGCGCTTGATCGTCTCGGCAACGATCAACACCGTGGTCTCGACGTGCGCGACGGACTCCGTCACTCTCTCCAGAGTTCGTTCCACGTTGTAGCTCCTACGATCCGGCTTGTCAGCGTCCAAGGCAATTCCTACGTCGTCGAGTTGATGGTGAGCCACGGCCGGATCTGGAAGCAAAATACCACCGGACCCGGAAGATCCATCTCGGCGAGCTTGTAGCCAAGACGGATCTGCGCGCACTTCGTTGCGGACCACGCCCACACGGCATTCCACTCCCAGTACGTCGCACCGTTCACCGTCATGCGCACACTACAGACCCCAGGCGTGTAGGGATCCTTCGTCTTGGGGTAGGCGGGCGTCGTGTACGTGCGCACCGCGCCCGCAGGAGCAATCGGCGCGAGGTACCAAAAGAGCCCATTCAACTGGTTACGAATACCGAGCCAGTACCACGTCTTCACCTTTTGCCCATACTTGGCGAGGATCGATGCCACCGCAGGCTCGTAGAGCCCCTGCTTGAGCGGATCCGGATCGTCAGGCGTATTCATCCACCACGGGATCGAGAGCCCGAGAAGGACGTACACCCCCACCACGAATGGCGTCAACACGAGCGCCACCGCGTTGAGCAGGAAGAGAAGCAACCAGCTCACTTTTGCTTGATGCTCGTCTGGTTGGTGTTGGAGCTGCCTCCACCGCTGCCGGAGGACGGCGCGCTGGAAGAGCTCGCGCCCTTCTTGAGCAGGAAATAGACACCGACTCCGACAAGACCCACGATAACTGCCGCGATGACGACACTCATATTGCCTCCTATGTGTACGTGAATGTGACTTGCCAAGTACCCCCAGCACCGCCAGAGCCAGTACCTGTCTGACCACCACCACCACCGCCAGGAGTAGACCCAGTACCTGCGGCTCCCGCACTATTTGATGTTGGCGTAACCGATCCGCCATTTGGCGCACCAGGAGCGGGCCCGTCAGAAGCTGACGTATCAGTGTTCCCGGCAGTATTGGTATCCCCGCCTGTTGCTGTGCCACCGGCATTGGTGCTTGCCTTGGCTGGGCCCAAGGTCAGCGTGAAAGAAGGAGATGCGCAAGACACTACAAAATTTGTACTGCCGTCACCGCCCAATCCGTCGCCTCCAGTTCTCCCGGCGCCAGGAGTCGAGGTCGTGTTGTATGTGAAACTTGTAGTTCCGCCAGTGACAGCGACAGTTTTCTTGGAATAGCCGCCAGAAGGAGCAGCGTTGAAATTCCCTACAAGGGCATGATCCCTGAAACCACCGGCCCCTACCCCCCACGCCTCAACTACGCACTGCGCAGCCCCAACAGGAGCCGTTTCGCTACCGCTTCCTGGTGTCGCGCTGTTATACGTGTGCACAGCGCCAGTAAAGCCCAGCGCCCCAAGCAGCATCTGCTGATTGGCACCCATTACGAAAGTCCCGTCCCGGAAATGATCCAACTCGTGCTACTAACCTTGCGCGCCGTGGCGACACCATTTTGCGCCAGGGTGCGCGTGCCCGTCGTGGTACTGCCCGCCTTCGTGAGCGTGTCGGTGTTGATCGCGATCGACAGATTCGACGAGTTGAGGTTCGTGAACGTGAGGCACGTTCCCGTCGGATACGCCACCGAGCCGTTGGCTGGGATCGTCACCGTCAGGCTCGTGCCGTTCATGTCGATCGACTTGCCGCTGTCCGCAAGCACGCAGGTGTAGTTAGCGGTTTGCGCTTGTGGGGGAACTTCCAGGAACCCGGCGTTGTAGAGCGTGGTTCCACTATCCCCAATTTTCGTCGAGTGCGTGCCGGAAACAGAGTTGACAGTAAGAGCGTTGTTGCCGGAAACCGGCGACTGTATAGCGACATTGCCCGTAGAATTAACGATACTGATCCGCGTACCGCCGTTAGTATTGATATTGAAACTGTGTGCTGTGTTCGTGCCAACAGAACCTATTCCACCTGTCTGCGCCTGTAGCGTAACGATGACGCCGCCGTTATTACCCTGCACCGTGTATTGCGCGCTGCCTCCGGCATTGGCATTGTTAAGAATTACCTGCGCGTACCCAGCAACATTGGAAGCGAACGAAGTGTTGCTGCCCGTCGTATCACTGACCGTAAGTGGGTAGCCACTGCCTGTTGCATTGATCGTGACATTGCCAGAGCCGGAGATGTTGACTCGGCTCACCGCATTCGTGTAGAGACCAAGCGTCGTGTTCTGCCAAGTCCCAAGGTACATCTGCGTCGAATCGACCCCGAGTTCCCCGTATATCGTCAAAGTATCGTTACTACCCCAACGAATCAAACTGGGGTTATTGGTACTCGTCGAACCCCACAAATCCATCAAGTAGTTGTTGGTCGCACCGGCCCACATGCGCAGGGTCGTGGCGCCAGAGGTGGCGCCGTTGCTACCGGAGCCGTTACCAATTACCAGGGTAGGAGAGCTTCCGCTTCCCGGAGTGTTAATCGTCCAGTTACCCGCCCCAGTGATATTTCCTTGACTCGCATTCGTGGTGAAGCTGTAGAAGTCGAGCGTGCCCGACGCCACACCACCTTCGCGCAGGTACCACTTGTTGACGGAGTTTTCCTGGAACTGGAACCCACTATTCGATGCAGCAGGACTATTGGCAACGAAAGCCGCGAATCCTCCATTCACAATTCCTACAGTCTGCCCATTCAAAACTGCAGCCAAACCCGACCCAGCGGTAACTGTCAAGGCATTGCCGCTGCTCGGCGCATTGATCGTGACGTTGCCGCTTGGGTTGATCGTTATCGCACCGAGCCCCGGCGTAGCTCCTCCGTTACCGCCGATCTGCAGGTTGTTCGGCGACGTGGGGGAGCCGCTGTTTGCATTGGCAGTGATCCAGTACCGAGTACCGCTGTCTCCTTGGATAGCAAAGGTACCCGCCACACCAGAACCGGTGGCAATTTCGTAGATACCAGCAGCCGCAGCGCTCGAATTGACAGTCAGCGCGAATCCGCTCGTCGGCGCATTGATCGTGACGTTGCCGGTATTGTTGATCGTCATTCGCGCCGTGGCTGCACCCGCAGCATTGGTAGTGCCAAAGTTCAATGTCCCGCTGGCCGCTCCCGCGCCATGTGCATTGAACATCGTCCAGATTGCCGCCGCGTCGTTGCCTCCTTGCGCAACGAATGAAATCGTCCCAAAGTTGCCTACGGTGTTGGACGAGTTCTGGATAAGAATCCGAGAACCGTTGTAATAGCTCGCCGTATCAGTAGACGACGCGATTCCAGAAAACGAAGTCTGCGCAGCACCGCCCAGCGCATTGACGATCAAGGAGTTGCCGCTCGCGGGGGCGTTAATCGTCATCGCCGGACCCAGCAACGTAAGCATCGTTGCCGTGAGATCGAAGCGCTGCGTTCCGCTGATCGTGAAATCGAGGTGGCCCGTTGCCGACTGGTAGAGCCCGGTCGATGGATCAACCGAGAACCCGATCGCCGGGGTGCTCTGACTGCCCTGGCCGAGAAGCAACGACGTGAGGCCGCTCACCGTCGTGGCGCAATTGATGACGTTCGTGCCATCCGAGAAGAGCACGGCGTTCTGACCGCTGGGCACCGTGATCTGCGAACCCGCACCACTCTTGAACGTGAGATTGAACGCGCCGGTCGTGGCGTTCTGGACGTAGTACACCTGCACCGTAGGCGGAAACACCACAGTCTGGTTGGACCCCAGCACGCCCTGGTACTTCTGAACGACGTTCGCCGCCTGCGTTTGACTGAGCGTGAGCGTACCGCCCGTGACAGTCTGCACGAGCTCGGTGAAGGCGAACTTCGTGTTGGAGATGTTGCCGAAGCTGTACCACCCGGCGCTTGTTGCGAAGTACGCTGCTGAGTAGCCCGGATTGAGCGTCTCCGTCGCCGCGCCATCGACGGTATCCGCACCGTTGGGCGTGACGATGAGCGCGCCACTCCCCTTGTTGTTGAGGATGACGAAATACCCAAGCGGCGTGGGGATGGAACTGAGCGGTGGAAGATTGGCAGCTCCCGTGCCGCCCGTCCACACGTACTGCGCCGCGCGGTCCGTCGTCGCGCTCAAGTTGAGCGGAGAGGCCGAAGCGATCGAGCTCAAGAAGTTGGGCGAGAGCGTCGCGCCCAGCGCGATCATCCCCGTACCGGCAATCGCCGCAGCGGAGAGCGCACTCGACCCCGCGCCGAAAAGGAACGCCCCCCACGTCCCGCCAACCGTCGTGTTGTTGGTGAGGTAGACGTAGTACTGCTGCCCGGGCGCGATCGAGGCGATCGTCGTGCCAGTGTTCGAAAGAAGCGTGAAGGTGAAGGCGCCGTTGTTGTTGATGAGGATGTCAGTACCCAGGCCCTGTGCGTTGGCGGGGGGTAGGGTGATTGAGAGACTGCCCGCGCCCGGCGTGCAGTCCATGATCCTCGTGACGATGGGGGAGCCGCTGGGCGCCTGCGTGGGCCACACGAGCGCCTGACTGACGGCGAAGGCCAGGGCGGAGTAGCTCGCCTGCGCCGCCGCTACGGGACCGCCGCCGAATACCTGATTGAAGCCGGGACCGGACATGTCAATTCGTTCCTTGTTCCGTCACGATTTGCGCCGAGGCGCCCGAAGTCTGTCCTTGCACGATCTCCGGCGCCCGGAACGAGAGCCCCTGCACCTCCTTCACCGTGAGCGTCGCGCCGACAAGGCTCACGTAGAGCGCAGTGACTCCGGACGAAAGGCCGAGGATCGTCTCCCCTGCGGAAAAGCTCCCCACAACACCCGCGACCGTCACGCTGTACTGCAGGTTCATCGGAACCGGCGTCTCGGGGCGCGGCATCCACACGGTGATGTCCTCCGTCGCGCGAGGGGGCAGACGCCAAGGATCGAACACGTCGCAGCATTCCTTGCACACGCGCAGGCCCGGCGTGTTGGGGTCCGACATCAACTCCTCGACGCTGTACTTCGTCTTGCACCGATCGCACAGGCCGATCGCGACCTGTCCGCGGCGCGAGGTGTCGAGGTAGAGGCTCATGCCGTGTAGGGATGGATGTTGGGCGTGAGGCGAATCGGGCTACCGTCGCTCTCACCCATCTCGGCGCGGCGCTTGGCGTCCGCCGCCTTGGCTGCGCAATAGGCAATCGTCGCAGGATCGCGATCAACTTTCGGGCGCTCATTGGCGATGAGCTCCGCGGTGCCCCAAATGACGTAGTTCTGCCAGCGCTGCGGGATCGCGAGCGTGTTCGTGAGTGCGCCCACGTCCTGCACGTGCATGTGCGTCACCGCGACGAGGATCTGCGTCGGGTCCGTGGGGACCTGCCACACCCACATCTGCGGAATGATCTGCTTGTCGTACCAGTACTGGAGGGGCTTCCCTGGCGCGGCCTTGTTGGGAAGGTCGTTGTACTGGTCGCGATTGAGCATACCCATGCGGATATCGCTCGGGGTGTTTCCGAACTGCACCGCTGTCACGCCGATGGAAACCGCGACGGTCTCGCGCACGCGCCACGCGCGCATCGAGAGCTGCGGCTGGATGTCGAACCAGTACGTGTTTCCCTGCACCGCCGTGAAGGTTGGGATCGTGTACGCGGTCGTCCACGTGGTGGCATCGGGGGAGTACTCAACCACAAGGTTTTGCGCACCCGCATTGCACGTGACGCCCACCGTCGTCGTGCTCGGGTTGCCCGAAGGCACGCCCGTATCGAGCCCGAGATAGGTCGCGCCGGAAATCGTGCTCCCGGCAAGGTAGGACATCGTGCGGATGTAGGCGCGCAGGAGATCGACCGTGCCGGTAGCGAGCGGATAAGTCGCCTGCCCCACCACGCAGCCCAGGAGCTGGCGCGTGATGCACCACAGGTTCACGCCGTCGTTGGCGAGATCCGTGAGGATGAAATAGAGGTTGTCCTTCGCGGAGAGCTGCTGCTCCCCTTCGATCTTGGAGGTGTCGACGCCAGCACGACGGAATGCGTGCTCCAAGATGCTTGAGACATCGACGACCGTTGCGCCGATGGTGCCGCTTGTCGCCATGGCTTCTCCATCTGCGCCGTCCTTCCTTCGCGCAGCCGCCTAGCGCAGCCGCTTCATTCTCGGACAGCTCCCTGTGGGGAGTTGACCTCCAGGCGACGGCGACGCCGCCTGGAGGGTGCTTCGTTTACTTGCCGTGGTGCTTGTGGCTGGTCCAGCCGCCGTGCTTGAACTCTTCCTCGCGACTGCCGTGCTCGTAGCCGCTCGACATGTCGGGGGCAAGCCCGCCCAAGCCCTTGACCGCTTTCCCGCCGCGATGCTTGACGCTCGCTTCGTGATCGCCGTCGAGGATCTCGCTCATGTGCTTGTGACCGTGGTGCTTTTCCATGATCTCAGTTCCTCAGATTAGCCAGCAAACTGCGTCGCTCCGAAGAGCGTGACGTAGTTCAGGTTGGTGGCATTGATCGCGTTGTAGGCCGGAATCGACATGAAGACCGCGAGCCGGATCGAGCCGTTGGGCGAAGTCGCGCTCGAAGAGCCCGCGCCATTCGCACCAGCCTGCACCGTACCGCGCACGTCGCCCGTGATTGCCGTCGCCGGAGTCGTGGCATCCGCCGCCGTCCAGAGCGGGTTGGTGCTCCCGTTCGTGGCGAGGAAGGCGCCGTTGTAGTACATCGACATGTACTCGAAGAAGTCCGCACGCAGCGGAATCCCGAACGTGTCACCCGTGCCGAGCGTGATCGTGCCCGTCGTGGTGCCACCGCCTGCGTGATTGAACTGGATCGTGTTGACGTACTTCCACGCCTTCTTGCCGTACGCCGGAGTCGTGCCGTTGAGCGCGATGGTCTCGGTCATCGGGACACCGTACACGTCCCAACCCCGTACCGTCACGGTGAACGCCGACGTATCCGAAGCGCTCGACGAAACCACGCGCAGGCACCGCGCAAGCATCTGCGTCGGATCCCACAGCGCCACCGCCGTTCCTGCCGCGATGAGCGGCCAAGTTCCGGTGGTGGTCGTGTAGTTGGGCTGCCCGACGAGATCCGGCTCCGCCGCGCCGATCGGTTGGCTGGTGAAGCTGGTGCCGATCGGAGTGGTGATCGAGATCGTCGTTCCGCCGACAACGGGCGCAGCGGCCACCTGCGTGATGAGGGGGAGCGAACCGCTCGCCCCCGCACCCGCGATCATGATCGCCTGCCCCTTGTGGAAGAACTTGAACGCGCCTGCCGGGATCGTGACCGTGGTCTGCCCCGCCGTTCCCGTTCCCGTCGTGAAGCCGAAGTCCAGGGTACCGGGCACCGTAACGACGGTGTCCACCGGACCGGGCGGGAAAACGTCGAGCGGGAGGTTCGTGGAAACCGCGATCGACTGCGTTGCCGCATTGATCGTGCGCGGGGTCGTATTGCCCCCCGCCGGAATCACGAGACCGCCCGCCTGACTGTCGAGATTGCCCGCTGCCGAAGCGGAGGGCACGGCGTCGATCAGCGAAATCATCTCGCTGTTGTAGAACCCCGGGACGAGGCGTCCCGGAGCTGCGTCGATCAGCGCGACGAGCCGCGGATCGATCAGGCCCTGCCCCTGGAAGATCAGGGAAGGGCCCGCGTCGCTGTCCTGGATCTGCGTGGGGTTGGTATTCCCCGCGACGATCACCGGACCCGTAACTACGGAACGAGCCATTTTGTAGCCCTCCTTGTCTCAGTGGGTTACTGGCCCGGGGTGCCGAAGTAGCAGCGAGGATCCGTCCAGCCCGGGATGTAGCGTTCCGTGGCCTTGTAGCGGATCGAGTCGGTCTCGAAGTCGCCTTCCATCGACTTCTCCAGCCGACGACGGACCAGCAACTTCGCGCCCTGCGGCGCGTCGGTGAGGATCCACCACGCGGTGGGAGAGGTGAGACGGGAGATGACGGCGGGCTCGGCCTCCAGCAACCCCATCGACTTCACAGGGTTGATGTCGTTGTTGGTCGTGCCGGTGCGCAAAACGCTCTTCAGGAGCACTTCGGCCTGGAAGATGTTCGCCGGGTGCACCACGAGCTTGCGGGGCTCCAGGCGGATCTTCTTGCCGTTGTTGTCGACCGCAAGACGGATCTGGATGAGCATCTGCTCCAGCGACGTTTGCGAAAGCGCGGCTGCGGTGTTGAGCTGGTTGCTGAACGTGCCACCGACAATCGGGTGCCCCGTGTTGATGAGCGACACGCCGTCGCCGCCGTTGTACGAGCCGGAGGTGTTAAAGGCGAAGTTGAGGACATTCGCAGAGAGCGTCTCCTTCGTCTCCATCAGCGACTGCGCGAGGTGCTCCGCGAAGATCGTGCCGATACGGATGTGATCGCCGTCTTCGACGAGCACCTTCGTGAGCGCGTACGCAAGCCCGAAGACTTGGTAGTAGTAGCGCTTGACGAAGAGCACGCCGCCCTGTTGGTAGTTGACCGGCTGTCCGTCGGGCAGCTGCGGCGCAGCTCCGAAACCGTACAACACAGGTTCTTCGTGGTAATTCCGGGGAATGCCGTCCTTCTCGACGAGGATCTGCTTGTACTCGTCGCGGCGCTGGTCGTACACGCCATCGAACGCTTCGTTGAGAATCGGTTCGACAATCGACCGGAAGTCGGTACTGCGCATTGGAAGTGCCATGGCGTCCTTCTCCGGTTAGACCGCGACCTTGTTCGACACGTAGTGGTGCTGCGCGATCGAGCACTGAAAGATCACGAACGTATCGGTCAAGAAATTGTTATCGACTTGCTGCCCCGGCTCGATGATCCGGAACTGCGCCTGTGCGGAAGCGGTCACGGTGGACCCCGCGAGCTTGGCCTGACTGATGCCGGTCGTGGCATTCGCAGCGCTCTCGTTGACCGAGTTCATCTGCGCGCCGAGCACGCCCTGCAGCCAGTTCGTGGCCGTTGCGACGTTGGCGAGCACGGCAAAGGTGCCGTCAGTCTGCGCCTCGAAGATGTCCGCCGGGTCATCCATGACCCAGGCGACAATCTGCGTCGCGTTGGCAACACCGCCCGTGGGCCAGAAGTTGCTGATGGTGGGCTTGCCGGTGAAATCGAGGTACTGCACGCCGACCAGGGTGCCGAGAAGGTCGCCCGTGGTGCCGCCAGCGATGACCGTGCCGAGAGCGGTGGTCGTGCCGAAGGCAACAGGATCGTTCTTGGCAATCTGCGTGACGTACGACGCTTGAATCGTGTAAGGCCGCGCGCGATCCAGCCCCGAAGGATGGTAGATGGGGCGGAATCCGAACGGCGCTGCAGAAGCGCTCATACGAATCTCCAGTTGAAGGTTGAACAGCAAAAACCGCATGCTGCGAACAACCTTCTCCAGAGCTTGGCACCGAGCGCCGCCAGGGGAGCCTCGACCTACGGCTGCGACCCTACTGGGCTGCTATGGATGACCGCCCGCGAAGATTTGTAGCTCGGGAGCCCCAGTCTTGCGTTTCCGCGGTCCTGGCGCCGAGTTGACCTACCCCAGCTGCAAAAGACCCCGGAAACGCTGGAAAGTGTCCAGACGCTTCGCGGGGTCAAGGATACACCGCCTGTCGCGGAGTTGTAAAGAGCTTCAGTCGGAAAAGACGGGCGGCGTCTCGGGGAGATTCCCGAGCTTGTTGAATCCATCGCCCTCCGTCGTCACGACATTGCGCCCCGCCTCCTCGTTGATCTGGCTGGCGTTTTGCCCCATGCGCTCGCGAATGGCGCGCTCCTCGTCGCGCGGCTGGTAGTGGTGGAACTCCGCCATTGCGACTTGGTAGATTTCGCTGGGGATCTTCGCCAGAACCATCTCGTTGCAGGTGACGTAGTCCGAGTACTGGCTGGTGCCCGACTGCACACCGCGCTCGACCTCGAAGTTCTCCACCTCGTCCTTGCGCACGAGCGCGTAGCCGAGCTTGAGACGACGATGGACCGTGTCGGTGGGGTGCGTGGTGGAGAGCCAGCAAGTGTGAAACCCGGGGATCTCCGGAGGCGTGGGCAGCACGCTTTGCTGCCACTCGTTGCGGATCTGGCGACGACGATCCTCCATCGACATTGCCGTTCCGTCCTCCATCACCCGATCCCGGTCCTGCGCAGCGGCGGGATTGCCGCGCTGCGCTGCTTCGCCGTCGCGCTTGCGCAGACGGTTGTCTTCGCTTCCAACAGTGCGTGCCATGTCGTCCTCCTACCGTTGCGAACCGGAAGCCCGGTCCATTTCCTGATACCGCTTCACCATGCGAGCACGCTTCACGGGATCGTTCCACATTCCCGCCTGCTGCATGGCCTCGACACGCTCCTTGGAGAGCCGGTACGTGCCCTTGGAACCGCTATTGTCGGCGCCCCCACCACCAGAGCCGTTGAACTTGGGAGCTGCGGGCCTGCGCCGCTCCGCGCCCTGTGCAGCGCGTCCGTTGCGATTGTCCTCCGGCGCATCGTCGCCATCGTCTCGATCATCGTTGTTGCGGTTGCGGTCCATGGCGGCGTATCGGTGCGGTAGGTACTTCTTCATGCGACGGGTGAGCTCGTCCCAGTACTCGGGCGAAGTGGGATCGCGCCCCGGCTCCTTGGAAAGTCCCTCGTCGATCGCGAGAGCTACTCGCGAATCGGGGTCCGTAGGACTTGCCGGGTTGTACCACCGATTCTCCGCCATCCACTCGTTGGCGAGCGTCTGGTGGCGTGGATCAAGCGGTGCCGGGCGCGGTTGGTTCTGCTGATTGAGGTACGCGGTGCGCACATTGGCAAGCTGCTCGGAGCGCTGCGCGGCCTGCGTCATGCGTGCGGAAAAATCCGCCGCCGCCGTGCCGTCGTTCGCCTTGATGGCCTCGGCCATCTGCTCCTTGAACCAGTTTGCCGCATCCTTGGCTTCCTGGATGTTGCGCTCCAGCTGCTGCAGCTCTCCTACCGCGCCGCGGCCTTCGAGCGCTGCGAGACGCTGCGTGAGTTCACTGATGACGCGGTTCTGCGAATCCACCGTGACGCGCAGCCTGTCTTCGCGATCACGCCGGGCGGTACGGCGGCGGCGCTTTTCATCACGCCGGTCCGCGCGCATGCGCTCACGCTCCTCGTCGGTGTACCGGCGACCGGATGCGTCGTGCGTTGCGACTTCCTCGAACTCGTCCTCGTCGTGCCGGGTGCTGCGCTCCTCGCCTGCGGCAAGGACGTTGCCCTCGCCATCCACATCAACGGAGCCATCCTCGTTGGTGCGGATCTGCGGAGCCTCCTCTTCCACTGCAGCGCCGGGCGGCGCCGCGTTCTGCTCTTCCTGATTCTCTGCCATTTCCCCATCCCCTTTCGGAACGTTCACAAAATGTAGACCCGCATCTTGAGCGGATCGCCAAGCACCTTGCCGATGATCTCGTGGTCATTGAAGCAGACGAACGTCACGCTTGCACCGCCATCCGGAGCAGCGACCACGATGCGGTCACCGTTCCAGCGCGGTACCCGCACGAAATCGCCCACCTGTGCCCACATTCCTTCCGGCCAAGGCTCTCCCGTCTCGCGATGACGAAAGCACAACGGACCCAGTGCAACCACCTTCGCAACCTGCTGGTTCCAACTGATGTCCTGCTGCGTCACACCGGAGAGAATGATCCCTCCCCGGCTCTTCATTTGCGGCCTGCGCATCTGCACGAGCAACCGCGTACCAAACGGAACGAAGTTCGGCTCGACATCCGAAGGAAACGCATCCTCCAGCGTCTGCGGCGCGAGATCCACCGTATCCTGCCCCGGCATCCTCTCGAACCCTTCCGTCTCCCTTTGCGCTGCGATGTGCTGGCCTTCGAGAATCTGATCGATGGCCTTCACATCCTCCCTCGACAAAACACCCATGAAACCTCCTCTGACTGGGTTACTTGCGCTTGAGCGTTTCCGCCAAGCGACTCTTCTTCGCCTTCTTGCTCCCGCCCTTCTTCATGCCACCACCGGCTCCCGGAGGCCCCATCGGAACGGGGCCGGGAGCGCCACCTGCACCACCCGGGCCCATCATCCCGCCAGGAGCGGGAGCGAGCTGCGCCGCAGAGGGCGGAGGCAGAATCGGCATGGGGCCTGCGCGCGACATACGGGCTTCCGAAGGCAGCAACGCCTTGGCGGCACCGCGTGATCCAGGGCGACTGCCCTTGGGTGATCCCATGTCAGTTCTCCTCGGGGGCGTTCTCTTCAGCTGCTGCAACGACGGGCGCCGGAGCTTGCGCGGCGGATGTGATGACGTGGCCGGAAGATGCTTCCACTTCCGCCGCCGTCGGTTTCCCGAAGACGGAGTTGGCGACATCGTCCACGGTGCTGTGCTCCGAGCTTCGGTGCACGCTCTCCGTGCCGTCCGCCCACTTGATAAGGAACTCATTGACTTGCGTCATTTCCTTGCGCCTCCCAAAATTTCCTCGATGAACCCAATCGCCATGCTGAGTCCCTGGTCACGACCGCGCGCTACGAGATAGTTTGCAAAAGAGTTCTCGTCGATCGAACCGTGCTCGAATATCGCTGCGCGAGCGTTCTCACGCTCTTCGAGAAGCCTCGCATGCAGCTTTTCGATCACGGACGACCCTTCGCAACGCCGACGCGGCGACCCTTGTCGGTTCCCTTGTGATCGACCCCGGCGCGGGATTCAAGATCCGGCTTGTCGGACCCCAGCACCTTCGTCGCATGCTTGGTGGGCTCCTCGTCGTTCTTGATCGTCGCCTTGCCAGGGCGCGGAATCACCATACCGCCGGAGCGCGGATCCTGCCGCGGCTCATGGCCCATGGCGAGCCGCTTTCGCGGAGAGATCGGGAGTTCGGCCATCTCAGCACCCCCTCCCGCCGTGCGCCTTCTTCTCGACCTTGCCACCCTTCTTGAGCGTCTGTCCCGTGACCTTCATACCCATTGCGAGTTTTTTATGCTGATCGATGGGACCGCCCTTCATCGGGGATTCTTTCTTCGTTGCCATGATTCCACTCCTTTCTCGTTCGGCGTTCCGCGCCGCGCGGTCCTACATCAAGAGCAAATCGTCATCGTCGTCATCGTCCTGCGTCTCGACGAGATAATCGATGAGTTTACGACGCTGTTCGGAGACTGCAACCCTCACGCTTTGCGAAACCCCCATGATCTGTTGCCGGATCCGCCGCTCAGCGCTCGGAGCATTGTTCGTGGGGGGCAGGGGCGTGATCTGCAGAACGATCGGGGAAGAGAGCGTCGTATCCGTGACCGGACGCACCCGATCCGCCTGATGCGGCGGAGCGTTGAAGAAGGGCGTCGTGCTGTCGGGATTGATGAGCGCACTGACTGACTGGCTCGTGTCCGCAGGCTGGAAGATGAAGCGCTGCGGCCCATAGTGCGGTCCGGGTACGAAGGGCGGCGCAAGGAAAGAGAGGAGCGCAAGCGGCGAGGACTGCGAGGTATCCGTGACCGGGCGAACACGATCCACCATGAACTGCGGCGCGTTGACGATCGGTGCGGGAAGGACTGCAGTCGCGATCAGAGGCGATTGCTGGGTCGTGTCGACGACAGGACGAACGCGGTCCGCCAGGAACTGCGGCGCGTTGAAGAACGGTATCGTGCTATCGGGATTGAGGAGCGCGCTGACGGACTGGCTGGTGTCTGCGGGCTGCCAGAAGAACTTGACCGGTGCAAAGTGCGGCGGCGGAACGAATGGCGCCGGTGGGATCGACAACAAACTTCCAGGCGTCGATTGCGACGTATCGACGACAGGCCGCACCCGATCGGGCGCGGTCCACGTCGAGTTGCTGAACGGCGTCGTGCTGTCAGCGTAGGTCGCCTTACCCGAGCTCTGGCTCGTATCCGCAGGCAGCCACGGGTAGCGCTGGGGCGCAAGGTGCGGCGCTGGTACGAACGGAGGCGGCAGCACCGCCGTGAGGATCGGCGGCGTCTCCTGCGTCGTGTCAACGACAGGGCGGATGCGATCGGGCGCGGTGTGCGGCTCGACGAAGAACGGAGTCGTCAGGTCGCCATACGTGACCTTGGGCGCCGCTTGGCTCGTATCCGCAGGCAGCCAGGGGTAGCGGATCGGCGCGTAGTGCGGAGGCGGCGTGAAGGGCGGTAGCGGCGCGGTGAGGAGCGCTCCCGGCGTCGAGAGCGATGTATCAACAACCGGGCGCACCCGATCGGGCGGCGTCCAGGTGGAATTGAGCGCAGGTGTCGTCGCATCGCCGTAGAGCGTCTTGGGCTGCGTGTTCGTCGTGTCAGGCGGCTGCCAGCGCGGCTTATCCGGCACGCTCTGTGGCGTACCTGCACCGACCGGCAGCGGCTGCGCGAGGAGCGCGAGGGGGCTCGCCGTGCTCGACTCGGGCTGAACGCGCTGCGGCCCTGGCAGCACGCTTTGCGGCGTGGGCTGTCCTGGTGGCAGGGGCGGCGCGGCTGCGGGGAAGAGCGTGAGCGGAGTCGATTGCGAGGTGTTCGTCGCGAGCAGCGTCTGCTGCGGATCGACCCACGCCGCCGAGAAATTGTCGACCTGTTCCCCGACCGGGGCAGTCGCATCCGCCGTGAGCGTCTTGGGGATGCCCTTCGAAGTATCAGGAGGCTGCCACCAGACCTTGGGCGGCGCCTGATGCGGCGCAGGCAAGAACGGATTGACGACTGCCGCCGTGAGCACGAGCGGCGTGCCGCGTGAAGTTTCCAGCGGAATCTTGTAAACCGCGCGCCCATCAGCCTGTAGGAACGGGTAGTCGCGAACCTGCTGCGTTGCATCCTGCGTCAGCGTCTTGGGCGTGCCGCGCGACGTGTCGGCGTTGATGACGAGGTTGTGGCTCGGATGGTGAACCTGCGCCACCATCGTTTCGTTGTTGTGCTGCAGAGGAAGCGGCAGCGGCACAATCGGCATGAGCGCAGTCGCAAGCCCCGTGACAAGCACCTGCCCCACGCCGCGCTGCTTATTCGCGTTGTCGTACTCCCCAGCCTGTCCCGTACCGGGCGCGGGCGAGCTCGCAGAGCGCAGCTCCAGCGCCGCCATGGCCCAGTTGGTGGCCGTTGCCGTGACGCCGTTCGTGACCGAGCCAGCAGCGGCTGCGGTGTTGTCGTTGAGGCTTACGGAATCAAGTTGTCCAGAAAATGCGAGGGCCGTGCGCAGCGTCCCGGTCCCTGCCGTGGGCGCCGTCGCAACGTTGCTGACAAACCCCGCCACCACCCAGTTGTTCGCATCGACCGTCGTTGCCGCGATCGTCGGGTTGGCAGCAGAGCCCGTCGTGACGTTCGTCGTGCCGAGCGCCACGACGCCCGTGTAGGAAAACACCGCCGCGGCGACATTGCTCGATGCAGGCACATTGACCGTAACGGCTGTGGAAGCCACTGCCGCACTCGCATTCGTGGCCCAAATCTCCACGCGAGTGAGCTTCGTGCTGTTGTACCCGGCAGCGATGAGACGATACTTGGAACCGCCCGTATCCGTGACGGACGTTGCCGAAGGCGCTGGTGCAGTCGTGACAACCGTCGTGACAACGACCACCACCGTGTCGCTGTTCGCATGCGTACGCGTCACCGTCACCGAGCTTGCGGCAGCGGCGGAGTTCGATACGGCAGCGGTGGCGGATGCGGCGATTGCCATTGCAAATTCTCAGATGCGGAGCGGAACCCCTCCCGGTTCCGATCCTTACGTCACACCAATTCGTAGATCATGTGACCGGAGACCTGCCCTGTACCCGTCTTGCTGGAGAGCAGCACCTCACCACCCGTGGCCGTGTTGCCAAAGGTCGTGATCTCCTCGCCGTAGCGGGCCTGCCAGCGCGCAATGCCGCCGTACGCATTGAGCGAGAGCTGCAGGAGATAGAGCGTCGAGGAGCGCTGCGCGCCGGAAGTGGCTGCCGTATTGCCCCAGCTCGCCGTGGTACCCGGCGCCGTAGAGTTGAAGTCCATCAGCGCGTTGTTGCCCACCGACAGCGCTCCGACGGAGAGCGTCGAAGCTCGCGCCAGGATCATCGTGCAGGGGTTCGAAGCGCCCGACTCACCACCGATGTAGACCTCGTTGATCTTGGTCTGCACCGTGGCGCCGCCGTTTCGGAGACTGCCGGGGTAGGTGGCGTTGGTGGCAGCGACGGTGTCCGCGAGCGCGGCCAGCGTGACGGACGAGAATGTTGCAGAGTAGCGTGCCATTGCGTTGGTCCTTTCGTGAAGTTACGGCCGAATGATTAAGGAAGCGTCACCGTCCGGCCCTCGGCGCGCCACATCGTCAAGATGCTCATCGAATTTTTGTGCCATCGTTTTGCACGCTGCGCCTGCCACGCGTTCCGCCGCGCAGCTGTCGCAAATGTGGTGATTGCACCCGCGGCACTTGTAGCGCTCCCGCGTGCGCGCCGGATTGAGCACGACCACGGCATTGCAGTGGGAGCACGTATACGTGTCGGCCTCGAACACCGTCGGGGCACCGGAAACCGGATCCGCGTGTCGAATCTCCAGGTATCCAAGCCCGCGCGGATTTCCGTCGGTAATCAGCAGTGTCATCTCCCTCTTCTCCCTACGTCAACTCTTCGGGCTTGGCGATGCGATCGATCGCGAACTTCTTGCCGAACTTGTCTTTCCCGAGCGTGCGGATCCGCGGCTGCGTGGCGTTGGCCTGGAGCGTCGCGATCGCGCTCTTCAAGGCATCCACCGAGCCACCGTGCGCCGCGTGCATCTCCTGCGCCTGATCGCCCATGTCTTCGAGAGCCCGCAGGATCTGCTCATTGCCCTGCGCGATGATGGAGCCATTGGCCTGCATGCCCTGTGCAATCTGCGCCCCCATCGCCTGCAGGCCGTGCGAGAGCTCCTGCGCCTGACGGTTCTGCCCCTCGACGATCATGCCGATGAGCTCCGTGATCGCACTGCGCTGGCGCTCGACGTGCTCCGACATCTGCCCGTTCTGGATGTCGGGCATGCGCTGGAGCGCCTCGCCGAGCTTCGTGAGCGCCTGCGTGTGCTCGGGATCCTGCTGCACGACAATGGGCTGCGCGGCCTGCGCGCGCCCGCCCTCGGCCATCTTCTCGGGAATCTGCGAGAGCGGTGCAAGGTGCTGCGCGATCGTGTCCGTGATGTTTTGCAGGTGCTGGCGGTGCGTTTCGTGGCCCTGCTTGATGCTCTCCAGCACCTGATCGTTGTAGAGCTTCTTGTCGGCGCGCACGTTCTCCGCCTGCAAGCGCTCCTGCTCGCGCTGGTTCCTGGCGTTCTCCGCCTCCTTCTCGCGCGCATCTTTTTGCGCCTGGATCATCGCGTCGAGCTGGTTCTGCGACTGGAAGCGCCCCTGGTCGAGCTGCGCCTGCGACTGCTGCTTTTGCGTCTCCAGCATATGGTTGCTCTGGATGCGCGTCATCTCCGTCTTGTTATTCATCTGGTCGGCCTGCGCCTTGCGCTGCACCTCCGCCATACCGACCTTCATCTGCACCTGCGAGGCAGGATCAAGCGGCGGTTGCTGCGCCTGCTGCTGCGCCTGCTGGAAGAGCTGCATCGCCTGCTGGAACATAGGCCCGAGCTGCTGGAAGTCGTTGGAGAGCGCGTAATCGACAAGGTGCATCGTCACCGCGAAGCGATCGTCCGTGGATTTCGAATCCATCTTCATAAGCGACCCGGCGCGCGCCGCCGCGACGCTGTGCTCGACGTAGAGGTAGGTCATGTGCTCCACGACGTGCGCCATGAGGGGCGGTAGCACCTTGGGCCCGAGGAGCGGATTGGCGCCGTACATCGGGGACGTGAGGTAGTGAAGGTGCACCTTCAGGTGCGCCATGTGATCCTGCTGCTGGAACGCCTTGATGGGCTGCTCGCCGAGCGCCGTCACCATGTTTTCGGAGATGGGATCGAGATCCTCGGCCTCGGGCTGGAACTTGAAGAGCTCCTCGGGATTGTCGATGTGGAGGAGGTTGAGCGTGCGCTTCAAGATCCCGTCAGGGTTCGCCTTGGGCATGAAGACGGGGTTCTCGGCGAGCTGGTGCACCGCCTGCATTTGCGCGTAACGCTGCGTCTCGCTGAAGATGTGCGGATCGGAGACCGGAATGATGTCGCAAGGACCTTCGAAGTCCTCGCGCATCACGACAAGGTCGCCGAGCTCCTCGACCGTTTCCTTGTCGGAGAGGTGCCACTTGTTGAAGCGGTGCAGAACCTTGAGCTCTTGCGCCTGCGAGTGATGGAGACCGCTGTGGATGTCGGAGAAGACGCCGCTCCCCTGCTCGATGAGCGCGAGCACGCTTCCCACCGGCATGTCGTTCTTGCCGTCCGCGAGCTTGTCGCTTGCCACGCTCACGACGCCGCGCGCCTGATCCACCATCCACTGGATGGTGTTGAAGAGGACCGGCGTGCTGGGCGGGAAGGGGTAGGGCATGTAGAGCTTGCGGATGTCGTCGACCGTTCCCGCAGTCGGGCCTTCAAGCTCCGCCGTCTCGCCGACCGAGGGCTGCTCGCTCGTGCCGCTCACCTTGCCGCCCTTGAGCTTCACGCCGCTCATGGAGTTTTCGGCAAGCGCCTTGTCCAGAATCGAGCGCAAGCCTCCGGTGATCGCTCCCGAAAGCGAGCCGATGAGGTGGAGGAGCCCTACGCCCTGCGGACCGCGCCAGTGGATGAAGGTGTAGTCGATGAGAAAGTGCATGCGCTCGCGCGTCTCATCGTCCTCCTCCCAGTTGCGGTAGAGCCCCAGCACCTTGCGCGTCGTGGCATCGATGTGCCAGATGTAGGGCGTGGGATCGCCGCCCGATTCCTTGTCATCGTCGAACGCCTCGCACTCGCTGTTGACGACGTAGATCGTGCGCAGCCCGTCCTGGTTGTAGGGGTCGAGCGAAACGCCTGCAACCTTCTCCGTCGCCTTCGCGCTCGATGTGAGCTCGGGGTCGAGCGGATGCGCGATGTCCACGTCGACGTACATGCCGGAGTCGACACGCGAGAGGAACTTTTGCTCCGTGATGTCCTGGCGGTGCGTGATGCGCTGGCAGGAGTAGAAGTCCTGCGACTCCGACGGAAGGATCACGTGATCGATCGGCACGAACTCATTGCGCGGACGCTTGAGCTCGTGGTCGTACCACCAGTTCTTGTACTGCGAACCCCCGAGCGGAAGCTGCGTGAGCATCTTCTTGGTTTGCGTGCGCGTCTCGACGATCTTGGTCGTCATCTGCCAGTTCATGTACTTGCGCTTGCGCTCGGCCTTGTCGACCTTCTCGGGCGTGCTCTTCCCAATGATCTTGGTTTTGCACGGCCCATCAGGCGGGAAAATCTCCTTCATCGCCTTGGCCGAAAAGTCAATGCACTGCTCGGCAAGCACCGGGTGCACCGCGCGCGATGCGCCCTCGAACTGCGCGCCGCCGGGCGCATCACCACCGAGTCCCGTGCGCTGGATGCCCTCGGCCTGCTGCTTGTCGCGCTCCTTGCGCGCCTCGATGTCGCGCTCGATGAGCTCCAGGAGCTCGTCCGCGCGCTTTTGTAGGACGGAAGCATCAATCACGCCATCGGCAAGGTTGGCGTAGAAGTCCCCCGCGTTGTTGTTGCTGTGGTCGTCATCCTCCCCGAGCGAGACGAGCGCGGACCCATCGTCCTGCATCTCCACATCATCGTCGGGAATGGAGTCGGGCCCATCATCGGGCACATCGGTGTCCTCGGGAGGACCGCCAACCGGCATGCCGTCCGCATCGAGCGGAATCGCGGAAGAGCCGTCCTGCGCCTCAGCGGGGAGATCGTCGTCAAGCATCGGAAATTCCCTTCAGAAATGGCGCGAAGTCTTCCTTCACCTTCGCGTCCCAATCGACTTCACCGCCCGCCGCCATGCGAAGCGGCGTGGCGTACGGATTCTTGCCGATCTTGGGTGCGTGGCGCATGAGATGCGCAACGACAGGATCGCTCGACGTGGCAGCGGTTGCCGCCGTGCGTCCACTCATCATCATGCGCACAGGGCCTCCGACAGCGTAGGGCATGCCGTTTTGCAGGATGTCGTTCTGGATGTCGGGCGTCATGCTCACCGAGCGATACGGGATCGCGTTGCCGCTGCTGGTGCCGTACGTGCGCCCTTCCGTGATCGGCACGTTGTAGTGCTTGGCAAAGGGTTCGAGCACGTCCTGCGGGAGCGCTTGGTCGTAGAGCCAGCCGTAGTCCTTGCTGCCGCGCAGGGACTCGATCGCCTTTGCCGCAGGCACTGCAAACGCGGAAGCGCCCGACTGCGCTGCGTGGTGGAGTGCTGCCGCACCAATCTGCCCCGTCCAATCCTGGAGCGAAGCAGGCGCCTCCTTGGCGGAGCCCAGGCGCGAGAAGGTCTGCGCAGGATCCGACTGCGCTTCTTCGAGGAAGAAGGGGTTGGTACCTAGCGCCGCGGAGCTGTCTCCCCCAGGCATCAAGGAGCCGCGAAAGTGCCCGAGGTACTTTTCGCGCACATCGGCAGGTGTGAAACCCGGGTAGTGCGAGGTAAGTCGGCGCTCATCGGGCGACATCTGCTGCAAGCGAGATGCGAGGCGCGCCCAATGCTGCGCATCGTAGGAAGCATCGGGTGCGCCGCCCTTGTCGATGAGCTTTTGTAGGTTCGCCATCGGGATCGTGGGGCGGTATGCAAAATCTCCGTGTTGCATCGCGAGCCGCAAGCCCGTAGGAGCATTGGAGAAGACGTTTTGCTCGGTGTAGTAGCGCGGATCCGTGGGATCGAAGAGGCGCTGCGTATTGCTGTAGGCCCAGGGCTCGGCTTCTTGTGGCTCACGATCACCACCCAGGTCGTTTCTTGCTTCTTCGTACGCATCATCAAAATGACGTTCGTGGAATACGTCGCGCGCACTATCCAGGTGATTGTTGACGTGCTCAGAAAAAAGATTGTTGAACCCCGGATCGAAGTGCTCCTTCTCGTCAAGCCGAGCAAGCGATCCGAACTGCGGGAAATTCCCCGCATCCGCAAGGTCACTTACGAACGCGTGGTAGTTGGGATCGTCCGTGTCGATCCCCAGGTGGTGCGTGGCGATGTTGTGCGCAGTGTCCGTGTCCCCCGAGAGACCCGCGCGGTAGAAATCTGCAAGCGTCGTGCGCTCACGCTTGGTTAAGTCCCTTTCGTTTGCACTGCCGCTGCCACCGATGAGAGGAAGCCTGCGCTGCACGCCCGACATCTCCTGCTGCTCACGAAGCGAGCCCGTGGGAGGAAGGCCCTTTTGCATGAGGATGTCGTTGAGCATCTCGTGCGCATGAGCAGCTTTCCAGGACGAGACATCGTTTCCCTGCAAATACTTGTCGAGATCATCGAATACATCGTGCATCACTTCCTGGTGGTCGTAATGCTCCGAATGATCCGCGTTGTCCCACCAGTCCTGAAGGATCTCGTGCGCACGGTCATGGACCGCTTCATCACTCGGTCCTTCCTCCTCGTCATTCGCAAAGCCGAACTTGCGCTGCCACTTCTCGGGCAGCACGTCCTGGCGGTTGATGACGCGCACGAGTCCCGGAGGATTCTGGAGCGCCCCCGCAAGCTGGCTCTTCGTGAGCGTGGCGTTGGGGTTCCCGCCGGTGAGCCGGTTGATCGCCTCCTCGCGCACCGCACGCAAGGCGCCGGGCCGCGCGCCCGTTTGCTGCGCGGCGTTCTGGAGCTGGCGCGCAAAGTCCGCCGCCTTTTGCGTCTCGCCCCCGCGCAGCACGCTCGCTGCGGCGGTGCCCGTGATGGGCTGCAGCGGCACATCGCGCCGCAAGCCGTAGAACTTCTTCATCCACTCGATAGCCTTGACCGCATCGCCACCTGCGCCATAGCGCGGCATCTCGGCAAGAGTGCCCGCGGTGGGGTGCTCTCCGAACTTGCGAAGGAGCGCCGGGATCTTCGCGCCCGCACTGCGCGCCTTGCTCGTGATGGCGCCCGCTCCCACGCCCATGTCGCCGACGAACTGCCCCATGTCTTCCCCGACATCTCCGGCGTGTTGCAGGCTCTGCGAGGGCGCAGGATTGCGCAGGTACTGCGCATACTTGCGGATGTCATCCGAGGAGAGCGGGATATTGCGCTTGATCCAATCGGAAGCCATGCCCGGCGCGCCGCGCTCCATCTCGTCGGGGCGCGTTGCCCAATCCGCCATGTCGAGCGCGCCCGTCACCGCGCCGTGCGGCAAACCCAGGACGCCCGCAACGCCGCCACGCCCCGCGCCCTTGGTGAACTCCCAAAGGTGGCGCATCTGGTCGCCGTAGGGCATGGGCGTGGCACCAGGAGCTGGGGGCGGCGCGCTCACCGGGAAGGGCGCATCGTCCATCGATGGAGGAACAGCGCCACCGTCGGCGAACTTGCGGCCCACATCGGCGCTCGCAAAGTCCCGGCCCACGCTCTGCGGCACACCGGCCTTGCGCGCAAAGGATGGCGAGTGCGCGATCGCCTCCATGAACCGGTGCTGCTTGGCGGATTTACTTGGCATAGGGATTCTCGCCGCGCTTTCGCGCCTTGTGGTAATCCTTGAGTGGCGGAGGATCGCGCGGAATCTCGGGGAGCGCGAGCAGTCCGTCGTTCTTGAAGAGGATCACGGCCTGTGTGAAGGTGTCTACGTAGTCGTCGTGCTCGCCCTTGGGGAACTCTTCGAGTTGCTTGAGGAACGGACGCGCCCACATGATGGGCTTGCCTGCTTCCTTCTTCGATTCGAGCACGTAGAGCAGACCCAGCTCCAGAATAGGCGCGGACAGATGAGCGCGAACCAGTTTGTCAGCACGGCCCGGGTCATACCCACGTGCAGGAACTCCGGCTTGGCGCAGATCCTGCAGCAGCGAAATACCACTGCCCTTTTCCTCGACGAGTACAAGATCCGCGCGCCGCGGAGGATGGTTGAGTTTGAAGCCGCCACCTTCCTCAATGCCACCGTACGTAGCACGGTAGTCCTCCATCGCCTTCTTACGAAGCTGCGGATAGGAGAGCCGATCGTCCCAGCAATCGAGAAGGAGCGCGCAGTTCACCTTTCCAGTCCAGTCGCCATAGTTGATCTGCTTTTCGAAGATACCCCACACCGTGCACGCCGTCGCATCGTTCTCCGTCTTCTCGGTGAAGGCCGTGTCGTAGGACTGCACGACGAATAGAAAATCGGGGAGCTTGCGATCCGCACCCCAAAGACGGAAGTTCGTAATCTTGAGCAAGCCCCCGCCGATCGGCGAGGGACGCTGCTGCATCTGCCCCGCCGTGCCGTACTCGCCCAGGCGCTTCTTGAGCACGTCGACCGTCTCGAAGGGGAAGAGCTCGGGCCACATGAGATCACCGACCTTCTCGCGCGGGTCGTTCATGTAGACCTTGGAGCGCGTCATGCGCCCCGGCTCGTACTCCATCGGGATGCACACGTGCTCCCAGTTCTTGCGAAAGTCTTCGAGTTCCGTGATATGGCCCGTGAGATCCTTCGCATGCAGGCGCTGCATGATGACGAGCGTGCCCGCGTTGCGTGAGGCGCCCCGCAGCGAGAGCGTAAGGTCGAACCACGTGATCGCCGCCTCGCGCTCCACGTCGCTCTCGGCCTCCTTCACGTTGTGCGGATCGTCGACGATCTTGAAGTCCGGGTGCTCACCCGTTGCACGACCACCGACAGAAGTGGCGATCCGCCACCCGCCCTGGACAGTGTGAAAGCGAGTCTTGGAGTCGTTCCGAGGATCGACGGCAACCATTGAACCCCAGAGACCTTGAAACCACTCGCTTGCAATGAGCTCACGAGCTCGCACAGAGTCTCGAACGGAAAGGTCTCCCCCGTAGCTGGCAGTGAGAAATCGCTTCGAGGCATCCTGGCTCCAGACCCAAGGATGAAAACACACGGAGCACAGGATCGATTTCATCGAGCCCGGCGGCACGTTGATGAGGAGATTGTTGATCTCGCGACGATAGAAGGCTTCGAGGCGCTCAGCAAGCATGTCGAGGTGCCAGTTGTGCGAATAGAACGCATCGGGGCCTTCCACGCTCTTCCATGCGGCGCGCATGAATGGAACAAGGGAGCGGTACTTGCGCCGCTCCCTCTCCAGCGCGACCGCTCCACTGATCGCGCTGAGTTCCGTTGCCGTGAACTGCGTCATGCCATCAGCGGATCACGCCCATGAAGTGAAGCCCAGCAATGACACCCGCCGCGGCAACCGCCGCGATGGCGCCCCACACCCAGCCCGGCGTGCCGGAGGATGCAGGAGCGGGCTGCGCAGCGCCACGCACCGCGCTATTGAGCGCGCCGATGCTCGCCTGCACAGTCGCCTCGTGCTTTTCCAGGATGTTGGCGTGCGCCGCAAGATCCTCAGCGGACGCAGGCGTGTTCTCCGCGGACTGCGCTGCGGCCTGCTGCGCAACCGTGCTGTGCGGCTCCACGTGATCGAGGATCGCGCTGGCGGACTCGTGTACGGCTTCGGCAAGCGCCTGCACCTTCTCCGGGTTGAGCACCACGTTTCCAACCGCGGCATCGCTTGCGTGATCCGCGAGCTGCTGCGCCGCCGAGAGCACGATGCCCGAGTGGATCGCGACGTAGTGCTCATCGGGCGGCGGAGGCGCCGGAGGAAGCGCCTGGGGAGGCGGCGCGCGAAAGAACGGGCTCATGTTCGGAGGTATCGCAGGCCCTTGCATGGAAGCTCCTGATGTGGAGCGCATCTCCTGCGGGCTGCCCTGCCCACTTTGCGAGCCATCCGTCATCGCGGCGCGCTGCATTCCTCCTACGGAGATGTCGAGCGGGTGAGTGCCTACGACGAGGTCGAGCTGCTGCTGCCCGCGCTGCGCATCCTGCTGGCGCCTTGCATTCTCCTCATCGCCCATCGGTTGCGTCGGAGCACCTTCGTGATTCTGTTCGTCCATTGCAAGTCTCCAGTGGATGGGTCAGCAGTGACCCGATTGAAAGATGTCGAGGATATTGGGGCAGATGTAGTCCGCCACGCGCTGCCGCCAGGAGCCGTCGTGAAACGCGCGATAGCGCGTCAAGCGCTGCGTGAGCGTCCATTCACGAGGGAGGTCTGCGAACACGATCGTAAAAAGCGTGGCGTTCATCACCACGTCGAGCGCGAGACCGAAGAGGAGCCAGGGCGCGAGAGCCCACTTCCATTTGGTCATCGTCGGCCAGTGGAACGCGAGCGATGCGTACGTGATGTAGAGCACCCAGCCACCCGTGAGGACGAGGTAGAGGGCGATCGCGAGCTTGAGCACTTCGAGCATGGTGGTTCCTTCAACTTGCGAGTGCGGGGTCGTTCTGGTTGTAGCTTTGCACGCAACCGATGTCGCTGTTCGTGCCATAGAACGTATGGCTGTTGAGATCACCAGGGGGCGCGATGAGCGGAGGCAGCGTGGGAGCTTGCGACGCGTAAGGCCACCCCACTCCAGCCGCAGTGAGGTACATAATGACGGCCGAGACACCTGCAACCGAAGTGATTCCGCTCACGGTCCATGGACTGCCGCTGCCGGAGATCGTCGTGAGCGCCGAGTTCGTCTGCCCTGCGAAGTACGGTCCTCCCATGCCGGTGACGACCGTGCCAAAGATCGTGGAGTTGACGGTGAGCGATGTACCGTTGGCAGCGATCGTTCCCGTGATGACAGCGCCATTGGGAACCACGGGCGCAAATTGCGAAGTCCAGTTCGAACCGATCGCGATCGGAACATTGTTCTGCTTGTAGTACTGCCCACCGACTGTGCTGAATTGCGCGTAGACGTTGTATCCGATAGCAGACGCTGGAGGATTCGCAGGGGCCGTGATCGTCGGCCCATTGGTCCCGCTCGTAACCGCCTGCGCGGTCGCCGGACCGGGCAGCGTCTCGCCGCCCAGCGTGACGTAGGTGATCTTGAAGTTCCACGTCCCCGTGTTCCAGGTGTAGGACGCATTGGCGGAAGTCCCCGTGACAGGGGCAGCGGGCGCGAGTGTGTTGAGCTGCCACGTCGAGAGCCCCGTGCCAACGAGCTGCAGCGCCGTCGTGGGAGCAGTGCTGTCGTTGAACGGCATCAGGTTGAGACCATTCGGGGTCATGTACTGACCAGGACGCCCGAAGTACCCAGGAGGGTTGTTGGTGAAGATCGAGGGCTGGAACTGCGACGTGAATCCAGGATCACCATAGGGCAAGAACGCCGAGTGCGCGTCCATCGGCGCAGCTGCAGCCTGCCACGTAGCGAAACCATTTTGCGTGGAGTTGTTGATTGCGCCGATGAATCTGTTGCTATTCGCAACGCTCGGCGCGTCCGTGGTGTACGAGAAGTAGACGTTGTAATCCCCGTGCAGGGAGTTGTACGGATTCGTCTGCCCATAGATGCTGTACGTAGAAGCGACACCATTGAGCATGAAAGCACCGATGACGCAGTTCGTAAGCGTCGTGTCGGTCGAATCGCTCACATAGGTGGACGTGGCATTGGCCGAGTAGATGGTTGCACCACTGGGCTGCGAAGTGGTTGCGTTTTGCGTGCCGACAATCACACAATGATCGAAAATCAACGAGCCGCCCGTATTCAGGATGCACTGCAGACCAGAATTTATGAAGACGGACGACGTGAAGCGATTGTTGTAGTTCGACCCATCGCCACCGCCTGGAGTGCCCGACTGCGTGAAGCAGGGTCCGGGGTTCGTCACCGACGAATTGCAAGCGATGTTGTTCGTGACCTGGATGCCGTTGAAGTCGTTGCTATTGCAGTTCTGCCACAGGTAAAGCCCCTGTCCGCAATTGTCGATGCGGATGTTGCGGAACGTTCCGTTTTGAATGCCCATCAAGTCGAGCGAACCACGCAGCCCGTTCGTGATGAGCATGTCCTCGATGTACGCGCCCTGGACGAGACCATTCAGCCCAGGCCCTGCGCCAAAGAGCTGAATGCTCGTATTCTCCTGCGCGTTGCGAGCGCAGGACGAGTCAATCTCCAAGTGCTTGAGCGTGTAGGAGCCGATGAGAGGAAGCGTGTTCGAGAACTGCAAAAAGAAGCAGTCGTCATACGCTCCCGCAAAACGAAGCGATTCCGCGTAGAAGTTTCCCTGCGTGCTCGTGAGATTGAAGCAGCGCTGAATGCTGCTGTACTCCATCACGAGGTTGTTGGGATTGGAGCCCGACAGATTGACGTAGGCGTTCACGCCGTCGTTGTAATAGCTAAACGGAGTGGAGGCAACAAGCGCAACGCTCGTCGTCTTCTGAAGCGACGTGCCGTAAGGGTTGTTGAGAACGTTGAGCGAGCTGTACGCCGAGGCCACTGCAGACACCACGGCATTGTTGCTGGGGCTTCCGCCGACGAACCAGCGATCATCATTGACGTGCGGTGTCTGCCAGATATTCGGATAGGTCGCGTTGACTGTCCACGCAGTCGCGTTGAGGGCAGTGCCCGATAAGATCGGCTTCGCCCCAGTCCCGTAGACACCCAGGGACAGATTGCTCGCCGTAGCAGGTGGAGTGAGGGTAGATGTGAGACGCCCGAACGTGCCGGACTTGAAAAGAATCGGCAGACCACCCCAGTTCAACGGGTTCGTCGTGTTCGCGATCGCCGTCTGTAAATCGAGAAGCGTGTAGGGTAACGAAATCGTTCCCTTGCCGCCCGTGCCACTCAATGAAGGGTCGACATACCAAGCCATGGCTCACCCCAAGAGAACGTTCATGTTGATCGGAGCCGTGCCGGTCGGCGCCTGATTCACATCCGGAGCCACGACAAGGTAGGTTGCATTGGCCGGTATCGCAATCACTGGTGCATCACCGACATCAGCGCGAATCGGCGCGTCGTGCGCAGTGTCGACAACGGAAGCGAAGTTCCCGAATCGCAGCCGCGCAACGATCCCAGTTGCCGATCCGAGATAGAGCGTGCCGGTCGCAGTGCCTCCGATCACGGCGTAGATGCCTTGCGTGACGTTGGCAGGAATCGGGTAGTACGTACCTGCCACGAGCGAGAGCGTGCCCGTCACGGGATCCGTCGTCGTGGTCGTCGCCGAATCGTAGAGGTTGAGCGTTCCCGAACTCGACGTAGCGCAAAGAAAGCCGAGCACCGACACCGCACCAACAAAGAGGTTGCCCGTAGCGCTCACCGCCTTGTAGTTCTCTCGAAAGATGGGAGACTCGACCTGTATTTTCACGCTGCGCGCGCCACCCAATGCAATCTTGGCTTGGCGCACGATGTCGACGAACGACACCGGGATCGCAATGCGCGGCGTGAACCCGGATTGCGATGTGCCCGATTGTTGCGGCGGGAACTGACGATCAAAAGGCATGAGAGACTCCCGAGAGGTTCAAGCGTTGCCGCCAACACATGCGCTCGTCGCGTTGACGAGCCCGCTGCGAAATCCTTCGTACCACGCGAGCCAGAGCTCCTGCTCGGTCTCCGTCACCGGGCGCTCCTCGATCGATGCGCCGCGCTTCGTCTCCAGGCGCACGCTTGCATAGCGCGATGCCATGAGGTGAAGCCGACCGCCATCTTCCTCGACGTGCAGCACGATCATGTCTTGCTCGCTTTCTCCAGCATCTTCGAGAGCATTTCAAGCTCCTTGTCGGAGAGCTTCGATACGTCGATCGTCGTGCTGCCAATCGCGACGATCGAACCGTTCACGGCAGGCTCACCCTCAACGCCTGCGATGCGCTTGGGCTTCTCGGACATTTGGTAGGGAAGGAGCGCCTTTGCGATGCCGATGCGATCGCGAAAGGGAAGGAACGGTTGATGCATCGCATGCGTGAGGAGCTCGTACGGAGTCCAGCCTTGCGAGCGCTGCCAGCGCTCTTCCTCGGTGAGCGCTTCGTCGGTAGGAAGCTGGGACTCCGCAGGCCCACGACCGATCGAGAGGCGATCGAATCGCTCGATGTACTCGCGTGCCTCGTCGTCGGTGATCGGCGGCGGGACGGGCTGCCAGTAGGTGAGGAAGTGCTTGCGGTCATCGAGCTCGCGCCCCGTAGGCGGCGGGTCGTCCGCTGTGGGCAACGGCGCGCGGCGTGGCGTTGCATCGTTTGGCGCCGGGGGCTTGCGCTTGGGGCGAGAGGATCCCGGCATCGACACCGCAGTCCGTGGCTCAGTGCGCTGACCGCACCAACGCAGCGGAAGGTATCACGCGAGCGCCTTGGGGGGAAGGGAGGATGCTGGTGGTACACGAGGAAAAGTCATGTACCACTCATGTACCAGCGGGTTTTCAGAGGAGAAAAGAAGGTTTGGAATATAGGTACATTGGTACATTACCTTCTAAAAAGCTATAGAAAAGTGTATACATAACATAATGCGTATATTATGGCAAAACACTTATATAAAAGAGTTTTGGCGAAAAGTAATGTACCGCATGTACCAGTGTGCAAGCACTGATTCAAAACGACTTTTTTGGTACATCACTTTGGTACATCACATGTACCACCCCGAATTTGACACTCGACCCTCTTCGGCGCAGACTTAACCGCAAACTACCACACCCTTAATTTTCAGCGCAAAGCCCCGAATGGACACCTCTTCCTTCCTCACGCACAAGCTCCACTTCCGCATTGCCCAGGACGACGATCTCCTGCACGAGTTCGAGCGCTTGGCCGCGATCGAGCTTCCCGAGCTCCTCGCCGCCAAGGAGGCGCAGCACTTCAACCGTCCTCGCTACACCGCCGCGAGCGCATGGCGCTGGTTCAACGAGCACTGCACCCAGGACCAGCGCCGTCGCTACCGCACGATCACGACCGCCAGGGGCAAGAAAGCCGGGGACCTTTACGTGAAGGACGTGTGGGAGAAAGCCTTCCCACAGCGCCCGCCTGTGCGTCCCACAGGGCTCCTCACCAACCAGCAGGTGCAGGCGATCGCCTACGCCCGCGCTCTTCGAAAGCTCCTTGACAAGAACCAGTGACAGCCATGTGAAATCGTTGTAGCCTGATTACCCTTCTCTCGAAGAGGCTTGCGTGTCATCCCCTCCACAGCTCGTCATTAACGACCTTGCTCGCAGTGGTCTTGCGTTCGATCCCGACACCATGCGTGCGGCCAATCCCCACACGGACCCGGCGCTCGTTGCCGTTGTCGCGCCCCAGCTCGACGTGAAGGAAGCCGACGCGATCCTCACGTTCCAGTACTACCGATTCAACGAGGACGGCACGCTGCGCCCGCTGCCCCTGGGGGACTTTGCGCGCACGCGCGTCTACTGGAAACCCCGCACGGGCTTTGACGCGCTCGCAACGAAGGACCCGCGCCCCAAGTACCTGCAGCAGCCCGGCACGCCCGTCGAGCTCTACATCCCGCCTACGCTCGATTGGACGGAGTACTTCAAGGAAGATCACTACCCGCTCATCGTGACGGAGGGCGAGAAAAAGGCGCTTGCGATCGCGCAGCGCGGACTCTATGCCGTGGGTTTGGGCGGCGTGAGCTCCGTTGCCCCGGGCAAGAAGAAGGGTGGGCGCGACATGGAGCTCCTTCCCGATCTTGCGCGCGCCGCTGCGGGGCGCATCGTGTACGTCGTCTTCGACATCGATGCAGGGTATCGGGGCTTGAAACCCGAAGTGAGCACCGCGGCGCGCCGCCTTTGCTCGCGCCTTGTGCTGGCAAACGCCAAGCCGCGCGTTTGCATCCTGCAGCGCAATCCCAATGTCGATGTGGCGACGAAATGGGCGGTCGATGATTTCCTCGTTGCCAATCCCGACATGGATGCAGAAGAGTTCCATCGCCGCGTGCACCACGATTCCGAAGCCGATGCGAGCGCCGAGAAACTCCTCTCGATCGATGCGAAGTACGTCTACGTGCGCGATCTTCACGCCATCGGGGATCGCAAGACACGATCGTTCCACGCCAAGGACAACTTCCTCACGATCGCCAATACCGATCAGGTGGCGATGACCGAGCTCACGATCACGCGCGAAGGATTGCACACCTTCCGCGAGCGCGCGATGCCGCTGGGTAATGGTTGGCTGCAGTGGCGGGGCCGCAGCGAAGTGCGCACGGCGGACTACCGCCCCGGGTGCGAGAGCGAGATCGCGCCCGATGGCGTCTTCAACCGCTGGAAGGGCTGGGGGCAGGCGCCCGATGCGGATGCGGACCTGGAGGATATAGAGCGCTTTCGCGATGGGCTCATGCTCCTTCATGGTGAAGAGGATTGGTACCACATGTTCCTCTGGTACATGTACCCGCTCGCCTTTCCCGAGATCAACAAGCAGTACGTGGTGCCGGTGCTGCAAAGTGAGGCCGAAGGAGTGGGGAAGAGCTTCTTTCCCGAGATGGTCGGGATGCACTGCTACGGGCCCGACAACTACACCTCGATCTCGGAAGGCAACATCGATGACCGGATGGAGTTCGTGGGGGAGCGCATGTTCGTGCAGCTCGACGATGTGAACTCTTTGAAGATGCAGCAGGCCAAGCTCAATTCCATCATCACGAACAAGACGCTGCGCGTCAACGAGAAGTACGTGCGCAGCCGCGATGTCGCCAACCGCATCAACATCGTCATCACCACGAACCATACGAACCCGCTGCGGATCACCGAAGACACGCGGCGCTTTTTCTTCCCCGAGATCATCGGACGCAAGGACCCCAGCTATTGGAACGCGCTGCGCGAATGGTTCGAGGGCGGAGGCGGCGGCAAGCTCATCGGGGTGGCTCGCAAGATGCGCGCCTGGGGGGTGTTCGCCGACTACGATCCGCGCGCTGCGGCGCCCGTCAATGCGCGCCACCATGAGCTGGAGGAGCTCTCCGTCACGGAAGCCGATCGCTGGACCGAGAAGAGCTTCGTGCAGCAGGCGGTGCGCGACATCGTGACGTTCAACGAGGCGTGCGCGGCCTTCCAGGCGCTCATGCAGGCGCAAGGGGCGCGGCCCGTGGAGTACGCCACCTCCGTTTTCAAGCGCGCGGTGAACCTGTGGACGCGCGACAACGAGCACGCCAAGCGCGTGCTCTCGGCCAGGAAGGATGGCAAGCGCGTCAACATCACCGCGTACTGCGTTCGCAACATCGAGCGCTGGGGCGGCGAAGACGATATGGCGTGGAAGAAGGAGATCGACACCAAGCCCCACGCCTACCGGGGCAACATCCCGAAGAACTACTAGGAGAACGAGATGGGCATCCGCGGCGATTGGGCAGGGATCATCGCAACGCACTTCGAGTGCAGCTACACCGACCCGCGCGTGTGGCTCGCCTACGATGCGATCGTCGAATCGCTCACGAGCGGGGATTTCGTGCGCGCGATCGAGGCGCGCTGCCCCGAGAAGATGGGGCCTGCCTTCGTGCTATGGGAGCTGCAGCAGCTTCTGAAAACGGATCGCTCAAAAATTAGGCAGCCCAGGGAAATTTGGGGGTGTTGACATACCGGATAGATAAGTCTACTGTTCGGCTTGTACCACCCCTCTCTCCTGGAGATTGACCATGCAAGCTGCAACCCATAGCGGTACCTGCCAGATTTGCGGCAGCCTTCAAAAGCTCCCCCGCGGCGTGCTCGCCAAGCACGGCTACACGACGAAGTGGGGCTTCTTCTCCGGCGTGTGCACCGGCTCCGACTACAAGCCCTTCGAGGAAAGCAAGGGGCTCATCGATGCGGCGATCGATGACGCCCTGGGGCGCATGCGCCTCGTCGAAGCGGCGATCCGTGACCTGGAGCGCACCCCCACGCAGCCCAAGGCGTGGAAGGAGGTGTACGTCCAGAAAGCGCATCCCAGGGCGCGCGGCGGCTGGAGCCCCGGCTACGTTTGGGTCCTCGGCACCATCGAGACCGAGCACGTCACGGGGCAAAGCGGCTACGAATACGATCGCTTCTGGCTCGTCGTGGAAGGCCCGCACGCAGGGCGCTACAAGATCGAAACGCACGGCCATCACGAAGACGCCATCGAGCTTGCGCGCAAGCTCAACGTGGTGCGCGCGGAGCGGGTCGAGCGCGTGACGCTCAAGCAGCTCACCGAGTACGTGACGTGGCAGCGGGGCCGCATCGCCGCCTGGAAGCCGCATCCCGAGCAGCTCGTGCCGGTCCCCGCCAGTGCTGGGCCGCTCGTGCACTGGCGCGTCAAGGACTGGGGTAAGGCGTGCGCCGCCTCCCGCCGCGCTGCGGACACGGGCCGTGTGACGGATCAACCCGCCCAGGTCACTTGCAGCCGCTGCAAGCTCTCCCACAGTTTCACCCGCGCGATTGCCGCGCAACCTTCCCTCTAGGAGCACTGCCATGGCAATTCTTACCGCAAAAGAGCTCAAGGAGCACGTCGACAAGGGCACACGCATGGTCGGCCCGCGCGCCGCATCCTTTCTTCGCAAGGAGGGCGAGGAGTACGTCATGTACGGACTCACCGGGGTCAACCGCCTCACGATCTGCGTGACGGACGCCGAGCGCCTCCTGGCGCACTGGGAGGGATTTCAGTTCAAGAACGCTGTGCGGTACATGGAGCGTGTCTTTGATTGCGAGTTCGAGCTTATGTCCCAGGCTCGCGAGCACGAAGTCCACGACATCGTGGAGCGCTGATCGTGGCCTACGTCATCCGCAAGGCGAACGACCATACCCTCTTCTACAAGCGGCGCCACGGCGCCTTCACGGGGCACTGGGACGTGCAGTCCAACGCCGAGGTGTGGAAGACGCTGCGCGCGGCGCAGGCGAAGGCCCGCGAGCTTCGCTCCTACAAGTACAACGTGCAGATTGTGGAGTGCATCGAGGGGTTTCGCTATGAAAGCGATCTCCTTCGGGAGCGGCGCGTGCTCACGGCGCGCCTCGCCGAGATCGATGCGCTCCTCACGGGCACGCCCCGGGAGACGGACAATGCGGTGGTGGAGGAGGTGTGATCTTCTACTACGTGAACTGCAACGAGCCCAAGTACTTCCCGACCCTGCACGCCGCCGCCAAGCACCTCAAGGCGAGGGTCGCTGGGAACCCCACGGAGGCGCGCTGGGCCGAGATTGAGGAGCTGGAGATAGGGAGCGATCGCAAGACGCTCCTTGCCATCCTCAACGATTCTGGAGGCTTCGTGAAGGTCACGCGCGGGCGCTGGAGCATTGGCCCCCAGGGTGGAGTCATCAAGGGAGCGGCGCCGGGATTATGACAAACTGCCTAAAAATGAGGCAAAAGAAAGTTGTTGACATAGGCGGCAGGTAAGTCTACTGTTCGTCCTGTACCACCTCTCTCTTGGAGCCTGCCATGTCCCAAACGCACCGCATCAACCGCAACAACACCACCGTCACGACGCTGCCCGACGGCACACGCGTCGTCGTCCTCCACAAGACCCCCGTCGTTACCGCGCATGCGGACGGTCGCGTGACTTTTTGCACCGGCGGCTGGTTCACCGCCACGACCCGCACGCGCATCAACCAAGTGTGCAGCGAGTGGGGCATCCCCTGGCGCGTGGGGTTCACCAAGGCAGCCAACGCCGCCCGCAACTACGTGACCGGCGAAGTGCGCGAGTTCGTCGGCGACTCCCTCACCGTCTAGGAGCCGCCATGCAACCCTCCACCTACCAGCAGGCCATCTTCGACTTCGTCGCCACGGGGCACGGCAACGCGATCATCAACGCCGTTGCGGGCTCCGGCAAGACGACGACCGTCGTCGAGGCGCTCAAGCTCACGCAGGGCGATGCGGTCTTCCTCGCCTTCAACAAGGCGATTGCGGAGGAGCTCAAGGCCCGCGTTCCCTCGCACGTCCAGGCGCGCACGTTCCATTCCCTGTGCTACGGCCCCGTCACGCGGGCGCTGGGCGTGCGCGAAGTCAACACGAACAAGCTGCGCAACCTCGTCGAACTGACCTTCGAGGACGAGGAGCGGCGGCTCTACGGCGCCTTTGCGTGCAAGCTCGTGGGGCTCGCGCGCCAGGAAGGTGTGCACGCCCTCGTGCCCGACACCGAAGGCGTGTGGGCCGACATCGTCGCCAAGCACAACATCGAGCTTGATTCCGACGATGCCACGATCGCACGCGGCATCGAGCTCGCGCGCAAGCTCCTCGAAATGAGCAATGGCATGCTCGACATGGACTTCGACGACATGCTCTACTTCGCGGTCCTGAAGGGCATCAAGCTCCCTACGTTCGACTGGGTGTTCGTCGACGAGGCGCAGGACACGAACGCGATCCAGCGCGCGATCCTTCGCAAGATCCTGCGCCCGCGCGCGCGGCTCGTCGCGGTGGGCGATCCCGCCCAGGCGATCTACGGGTTCCGCGGTGCCGATGGCAACTCGCTGCAGCTCATCCGCGAGGAGTTCAAGGCGGCGGAGCTCCCGCTCTCCGTCTCCTACCGCTGCGCCAAGTCGATCGTCGATCACGCGCGCCAGTACGTGCCGATCATCCAGGCGCACGAGCATGCGGTTGACGGAGTCGTGCGCAGCATGGGCGAGGAGTGGAACCACGGCATCTTCAGCGCCGATGACCTTGTCGTGTGCCGCAACACGAAGCCCCTCGTGGCGCTCGCCTACAGCCTGCTGCGTGAGCGCATCCCCTGCCACATCATGGGCCGGGACATTGGGGAAGGTCTCAAGGCCCTCGTGCGGCGCATGAAGGCGCGCGATATCGATGCCCTGCAGCTGCGCCTGGAAGCCTACAAGACCCGGGAGATGGAGAAGGCCATTGCCAAGGGCGAGGAGGCCCTGGCAGCCGCGATCGAGGACAAGGTGGACTCCCTGCTCGTCGTCGTGGGCGGATTGCCTGAGAACGCGCGTACGGTCGCCGAGCTCCTGCGCGTGCTCGACGAGATGTTCTCCGACGCCGGGCGGCGCAACCTCACGCTCGCCACGATCCACAAGAGCAAGGGGCTTGAGGCGGATCACGTGTTCTGGCTCAACCCCTCGGTGTGCCCCAGCAAGTGGGCGAAGCAGCCCTGGCAGCAGGAGCAGGAGCGCAACCTCATGTACGTTGCGATCACGCGCGCCAAGAGCAAGCTCACGAAGATCGAACTACCCAGGTGAACCAACGGGGGCTCCGGCCCCCATCTCTCTAAGGAGTCTGACCATGGCAACGGAACTCACGAAGGAAGTGCGAAGGAAAAGCAGCGGGCTTGGCATCAACCGTCGGCAGTACATGGTGACGCTCGCCCCAGGGGACACGATCGGCTTTCGGGATCTGCGCACCCGCAAGACGTTCTGGACATCGCTCGCCGCGTGCTACGCGATGGCGGTGCGCCAGGAGGTGGCCTTCGAGAAGTCGCAGAAGGCGAAGGCAAAAAAGGAGATGCGATGAAGAGCCCCGCATTCAGGCACTGGTACCGGACGCAGTTTCCCGTCGTGATGCCCCTCGGACACGAGGAGGACTGCTGGCAGGCATGGCTTGCGGCTGTCTACCACCTTCGTGCGGCAGCCAAGCGCACCACCGAGGAAATGAATGAGAAGTACAAGAAAGAGGAGCCGTTGCAATGACGCTCGGCGACCGGGCGGTGGTGACGGTGATGCTCTTCGGGGCTGGGTTCACGACGGCCATGGTGATCTGGACGAAACCAGTGGACGTGTTCGAACGCCAGCTCTCCGTGCTTGAGCGCGAGCGCGCAGTGCAGTACGCTTCGCGGTTCTCGCAGGAGTGCACGCGCGATAACGGCGTGCCCGTCGCGATTCGTGTGCACGAGGATGTGCTGCAGATTCAGTGCATGGGCGGTTCCCAACGGATGAGGAGGAAGTAGTCATGGTCATCAAGGGATTTGTTTGCGAAGTGCAGTCGGCGGAACTCCTGCGCCACTTCGAGGAGCGCATTGCGTACCACGCTGATCGGGAGCGCTACTACCTCGACCAGCTGGAGTCGCTGCCGGAAGTACCGCCAGGGATATCGAACAGCAGCAACGATCTCAGCACGAGTTTCAGGAGCCATCGTGCGAGCCACCGACAGCGCGCGGAGATGTTCCAGTACTACTGGAACCACCTCCCCGTGAATGCGACGTTCCAGCTCTCCGAACACGAGCTTCGCAACCTGGAGCTCATCAAGTAGTTTTCCGATTACCTACCACGAGGAGAAGTGAGATGGGCGAGCACCGAAGCAATCCCAATATCCGTGCGCTGCAGATGATCGGCGCCAACGGTCCTGCGGGCCAGGAGCACGCATGGCTCTACGGCGACCACTCCGACTACTTCCTGCACCTCCCGGATGGCAAGGTCGTGGCCGAAGTCACGATCAAGATTCCGCAGTCGCAGAAGAAGGAGGACGTGCTCTACATGGTGTCCTTCATCGACAAGAACGAAGCGGGCAAGCCCCCGGCGCTCCCCGATTTTTACGCCACGCGATCGGCGGCGCGCGAAGCGGTGGAGCTGCGCTATGGCGAGCGCACCGTCAGCCAGAACATGCTCACGGCGCTCCAGTGACATGCGCGAGTCCGCCGCTGGGCGCGCCTACCGAAGAGCGCAAGACGCAGCGCTGCGGCGGATGTGGGACGAGAACTCCACCGCCGTGACCCAGGCGGCGCTGCGGCGCTGCTTTCTCTGCAACCGGCCGCTCCTCGGGTCGTGGTGCGCCGTGCGCCCGCTGCCCGAGCACATCAAACTCTTTGACGGGGTCAAGCTCTACTGGCCCGAGATGCATGAGCAGCCGCGTCCGTCCCACTACACCTGCGCACTGGAGTACTTGCAATGGAAATCACGCCCAAGCTCTGGCTCCCCAATGGCGGCAAGCAGCTCGGATTCGAACTCAAGTCCGACGGCACCGTGCTCGTGATGTGCGCGGATAACGTCGTGCGGCAGCTCCACCCTGCGGTCGTTGCCGCGCTGGGGGATGGACGGATCGCGCCGGGGGTGTGGCAGCTCGCGTGTCAAGCGATGCAGAACCCCAGGGCGCCGGGAATCATCCTGCCCCCTACCGCGTTTCGGTCAAGATAAATCGGTTGCAAAGTCCGCAAAAGAAGCGTAGCGTGGATGTCGTGATGTGGTTCTCTCTGCTGGGCTGTACGTACCGAATACTCGTAGGGCAGAGAGACAGGAGGGGGACGGCCCTGCAAGCTGCAATGTGAGCCTTACGAGTGCCGCGGGTCTCCGCAGCAGTCTCCCACGTGCAGTACCGAACACCTGATTTTGGGTCTGCCAGTACCCATCCAGAAACTGGCCTTGCTACGAACTGCGAACTACGAACTCAACTCTCTGGAGATTGAAATGTCCAAGACCACCAGCCCCACCGTCGGCGAAATCGTCGACGAGATCCAGCTTCTGCAGGAAGAGCGCGACGCGATCAACGCAACCTTGAAGGCCAAGGAAGCCGAGATCGCCGCGAAGATGGAAGCCCTCGGCGCGCTCTTTGACGCGAGCGGCATCAACGGCGCCAAGGGCGCAGTCGGTACCGCGGAGAGGAAGAGCCAGCGCGTCTTCAACGCGACCGACTGGCCCGCGCTCCATGCGTTCATCGCCAAGACCGGCGCTTTCGATCTCCTGCAAAAGCGCCTCACGAGCACGGCGGTTGCCGCGCGCTTCGAAGAGGGCGAACCCATCCCCGGCGTCGAGTCCTTCGATCGCTACTTCATCACCGTCAGGCCCGCCAAGGAGACCAAGGTCTCCCTGCGCCGCTCGTGAGGTGATGCCATGGCCTATATCAGCGTCTACAAGGCGATGTCCAAGGTGCTGCACACCAACGCAGCCCACCACCCGCTCGTGCACGAGTACGTCAAGGCGCACGGCCTTCCGGCCCGTCCAGGCCCGAAGAGCGGCGTGTTCGTTGACGAGAAGGTGCTCGGCGAGCACCGTGACGCCATCCTGGCAGCCATCCGCAAGAAGACGCCGCGCCGCGGTCTCAAGCAACTCGGGGTGCCCAAGGTCATGCCGAAGAAGATGAGCGGCTACACCAAGACGGGCGGGCGCAAGCTCAACACGTTCGCCAACGACTTCTTCAAGGATGTCGAGCGCCGCGCGAGCGTCGCGAAGGAGGAAGGCGCTGCGGTCCTGGCGCGGCGCAAGGAGGGTGACGCCCTCTTTCGCGCGCTCGCGGCGATCCTTCACGAACAGCAGGAGATGAACCGCAAGCTCGATGTTCTCGTGAAAGCGTTGGCATCGTAGTGGCAATCCCCATGAAATCCGTCGAGAGTGGGGCGCCCGGCGCCCCGATGAATTCTGCCGCAGCGTGGCTCTCGCGCCTGCGCACTTCCAAGGCACTCAAGAGGAGCCGCACCACCATGAACGAACCCGCAGACAAGTCCCCCGTCGCCGCCAAGGCAGCGCCCCCCAAGCCCGTGGGCCGCAGCGCTGCCCCGACGCCCAAGGCCGAAGCGCCTGCCAAGAAGGCGCGCAAGAGTCCGGTCAAGCGCCGCAAGCCCCGCCGCA